GTAATAACGAAATAGCATTAGGTAATGCAAGCATATCAGCTATTAAAGCACAAGTTACAAGCATAACTGCATATTCTTCAGATGAAAGAACGAAGAAAGATATAGAAGATTATGATTTAAAAGGTGTTGATTTTATAAAAGAATTAAATCTTAAAACATATATCTATAAAAACCCAGCAGATTTTCCAGATGAAATAAGAGATAGTAAGTGGGATGAAAAAGACGAAGATGGAAATCTTGTAAATGAAAAACTAGCAGACCCAACAGAAACACAAGTTGGATTAATTGCACAAGAAGTTGAAGAGGCACTTGCAAAACACAATGTTGGAAATACAGAAACTTATGCACCTACTCAAGATAGCGGTATTAAAACTTTAACGTATGGAAATCTTATCTTTCCTTTAATTAAAGCTGTGCAAGAATTATCTGCAAGAGTATTAGAAAATAAATAATTAACTAACAGGAGAAAATAATGGCTAAAAAAGAAAATCAATCGCCAAAACTCGTTCTTAATGATGTTGAGTATGATGTCAACAAGGACTTAAACGATGAGCAAAAGCAGATGTATTTACATCTTGAAAACATAGAATCTAAAATAAATAGCAACAACTTTATTCAACAGCAGTTAGCAGTAAATAAAGATGCTTTTATTAGGTTACTAGAAGAGTCTCTTGCAAAATCAAAAGATCACTCTCCACACGATCCGGGAGATGAAAACGACTAATGATTATTAGATGTGCCTATGACCATGATGTAGTAATTCATTTTAATAATAAAAAAGGAATGGCTAAAAAAGTAAAGTTGGCAGATGGAACTTTTGCTACATTAACATACCCAAGTAGTAAGAACTACTTTCTTAGAAATGGTGACACTATAATTAAAAAAAGTGATTCATTCAAAACCATTGAAGAAGCATATGTGAAGGAGTGTGAAAATTTAAAAGACTCTGATGGTCATGGTCGCATTAATATTGTTAAGCATAAAATAGTAGATCACAAAGTAGTTGAGAGATGAAAAGCCCATTAAATAAATTAGTACAATGGCAACTAAGAACAGGGCAACTTGATGGATGGACTTCCTACCACATTGCCGCTGGTGCATTTCTTTGCAAGATATTCCAGTGGTGTGGGTGGTCTGATTTATGGTGTGTTTTAGGTGTACTTATAGTGGGCATAGCTTGGGAAGTATTTGAGTGGTATATAGAGGATTACAAGCCTTATGTGACCAAAGAAAGATGGGCTTATAACACAATGGCTGATATAGTTGTTGAAACAGGAATAGCATGGTGGATGGTGTTATGAATGTAGATTATGAAGTTGATTATGAGATTAGCACAAGTTATGATATTAGTGTTAATTATGTTTTTATTGGTAGGGTGTGATTCTGGCTGGTCTGTATGTGGCTGGGAAGTTAAATGAAACAACCATTAAATGATGAATTGCAAATTCACATATCAGTCAAGTGGATGGTTCAAATATTTATTATGGTGTTCACTCTTACAGGGGCATGGTTTACAATCAATGCAAACATCAATGACAACACAAAAGAAATAGAAAATATAAAAGAAGCTTTGATTGAGTTTGAAGAAAATCTTGATGAAAGAATGAAACCACTGGAAGCAGAAAGAGAACAAAGATTAACAGAGATGAATAAAAGTTTACTAGATAAAGTATTAAGGAAGGGCGATTGATGGATTTTATGGCTGTATATGGTGAAGCTGGGATGATAGGTGTGGTTGGTGCTATGTTCGTTTATTTAGTAATTAGCATGTCTAATAAGTCAGCAAAACAACAAGATGAATTAGAAGCTTTGAAGGTAGAGAATAGGGGGCAATCTGAAACACTTGAAAACATGGAAGGCATGATTATTAAATTAATAAATAGATGGAATCAATCAGATGATAAACTAGATAGAAAATTTGATGCAATGACATCTAGCATTAATGATTTAGACAATCAAGTTTCAAGAATAGATGGAAGCTTGTCTAGGATTAATGGGAAACACTGATGGCCAAAGACCCAAGATTAAAAAGGTTTGGTTTATCTGGTTACAATAAACCCAAAAGAACACCAAGACATAAAACAAAGTCTCATGTTGTACTTGCAAGATACAAGCAAGGCAGTAGAACTGTAACTAAGTTAATTAGGTTTGGCCAGCAAGGTGTCAGGACTAATCAAACAGTTGCACAAAGAAGAGCGTTTAAGGCTCGCCACAGGAAGAACATTGCAAAGGGTAAAAGTTCAGCGGCATGGTGGGCAAATAAGGTTAAATGGTCACCTAGTAAGACTAGGAGAAAATAACATGGATTATGAAAGCATTGATGAATACAGAAGTAGTGTCAAAGAAAGATTGGCAAGAATAGAATCTATATTGCAAAGAGAATTACCAGATATAAAAGAACAGCTTAAAATATCCAATGGAAGAACTAGGTCACTTGAGAACTGGAGAAACTACATTCTAGGTGGTATGGCTATAATAATTTTTTTATTCACTAATCTAAAATAGGAGATAATAATGGATTTAAAATCAATGCTAATCAAACTTGCTGAAGAACAAGCTGAGAAAATGCAACAACAGGCAATGGATCATTTGGGATCAGATGAGATGGCAGAGAAAATTGCAACTGCAATAAATAAGCGGATAGACATTCCATTTGTTTCAGAAGATAAAGAACAAATCTTCTTTGAAAAAATAGTAGATGTAGTAACAGATATTCTCGAAGGTGTTTTTAAAGGTAAGTAATGATTGACTCAATGCAAATGCTAACAGTCATTAAGGATACACTTGAGAAGATGGGCTCAAAATACGCTAGTCATGATGCACAAATGCTAGTTTATAGAACCGGTTTAGTTGAATCTAAATACAAATACATCATGCAAAAAGGCGGTTCAAATATAGCCAGAGGGTTTTGGCAGTGCGAACCTTGGGTAATGGTTTCTTTGTGTAATGATTACTTACAGTATAGAAAAGACCTATTAAAAAAGGTTGCTGAAATATGCTATCTTGATTGGAGTTTTTTCACTGCACCTGATGAGGGTAAGTGGAGGGACATACTTACAACTAATCTCATTGCTGGAATTGTTGCTTGTCGGCTCCACTATTGGAGAGTACCACACCCTATGCCTAAAACACTTGATGAACAAGCTGAATATTGGAAACGCTGGTATAACACCTCGAAAGGTGCTGGAACTGAAGAACACTTTAAAGAAATAGTAATGAAATATGGCTAATGATATTGTCCAAGATGTTGATGGTAATATTATAGGATGTAGATATTGTGGCAGTAGAAGTGTTAGAAAGCATGGTTATCTATATAGAGCAAAATCCAAAAGACAACAATGGATGTGCAATTCATGTGGCAAAAGGACTGTTAATCCAAGCATACTTGAAAAAGCTGAATTTGTAAAAGAGATAACTGACCCCGATTACATACCAATAGAAGAATTAATTGAGCATAGGAAAAGAAAATACTCAGTAAAGATAAAGGGAAAAGAATCAAGGAGGTTAATCAATATTGATATTAAAACCAATGGTGTTATTGGAATTTGTCATTTTGGTGATCCTCACATTGATGATGATGGTACAAACATTGCTGATATTTACAAACTATGTGATTTAATAAATAATACAGATGGTATGTACGCTGGGAACTTAGGAGATGTGCAAAACAACTGGATTGGCAGGCTTTCTTTTTTATATGGGCAACAATCTACTACTGCAAAAGAATCATGGAGACTTACAGAACATTTTGTAAATAGGGTTAATTGGCTGTATTTGATAGCCGGAAATCACGATGTCTGGTCAGGTGATGGTGACCCTTTAGATTTTATTATGCGAGACCACAAGGGGGTTTATGAGAAATGGGGTGCAAGGTTAAATCTTAGGTTTCCAAATGGTAAGGAAGTTAGAATAAATGCTAGGCATACCTTTAAGGGTTATTCAATGTGGAATACGGCACATGGGGTTGCTAAAGCGGCACAGATGGGATGGAAAGACCACATACTTACTTGTGGGCATATTCATGTGTCAGGGTATCAGGTTTTAAAAGACCCAGCTTCAGGGTTAATTTCACATGCCTTGCAAGTTGCAAGTTTTAAGATTTTAGATGGCTATGCTGATAAATTAGGTTTAGATGATAAAAACATATTTAATGCACCAATCACAATCATTGATCCGCAATATGAGGATGATGATAACAGGCTTATTACAACCATATTTAACGCCTATGAAGGTGCAGAGTATCTAAAATGGAAAAGATCAAAGAGATAAGAACTAAAGAAGAGAACATAAATGCTTTCGATGTGATTATGAGATGTAAAGAATTAGCAAGGCAAATAGATTTATCTAATGTGATATTAGATAATACAAGCATTGACGAGAAAGAAATGATTATTAAAATGGTAGAAGGGATAAGAAGCTTAGAATTAGAAATCGTAGGATTTGAACCATTTAAACCAAAGGCAGAAGCATGAGCACCTATCAAGCAACCTTTTGTAATACAACAACAGATTTATTATTTATAGAACCAAATATATCAGATTATGATGGTAAAAGGGTGCTTTCTAGCAACTTTACTACGACAGACACCAGTAACCTATACCAACTTAATAATACAGGGTTTGTTGGTCAATTATACAAGGATGGGGTTGAAATGACATCTGTAACAGATACACCCAATGCAGATAATGAATATAATTATTCTAGCAGTACAGACTCATTCCAATTCTTCCTATCATCATCATCTGTATCTGCACTTAATTCTAGCGTTTTTGAGGCATCTAAAGACTGGGCTGATTTAAAGACTGAGGCAGTCAATCGTGCCAGTGACTTTGTTAGAAGTTACCTCCCCTATCCAATATACCCTAACAAGGGAGTTGGCACATCAGATGCCTCCTCATCAAGCTTTCCTGAGATTATTGTTAGAAGCACAGCAATTATGGCAGTTGAATCTCTTATAAGACCATACGATGTAGAAAAAGCAGAACAAATAAAATCACAGGCTATTAATGATGAAGAAACTGGATTTCTTGATAGGCTTAGGAAGGGTGAAATAACCCTATATCAACAAGAAGATGAAAGTAAGTATAGAGGTATAATAAGAGTTGTTTCTGTTGATTCTAATACTACTGGTGGCATTGTAGATGTAAAAGGTAGATCATCTTATCTTTGGGATGTCATAAAAATTATAATAACAAATGGTGGCACATTCACTGCTGGGGTTGCAAACACTCAAGTAAAATTTAGTTCATTTATAGGTAATGAAAATGGGTTGAAACTAGAAAGAATGGCAAATGATGAAATTATTGATGGGTATTGGCAGTTAGTTGGTCACAATATGTATGTAAGGTTTAGCCCCGGATTGTACACAACAAACGATGAATTTGAATTAGAAGTAAGTGGACAACTTGATCAAAGGCTAACACCAATTAAAACAGTTAGGACTAGCAGGTATTAATGCCAACAACATTTACTAATATCATATTCGATGAAGTAGTTGAAAACCTTGCAAAATTAATTAATGATGAATTTAATATTTCAGTACACTATGATGAACATAAACCACCACAATCTTTTTTGCTTACAGCACTTAATGATGATTTTGTTACTTATTTAAGTACAGGGATGCAAAGAGAGTACACTATTGAAGTAAGGTATCAATTGAAGTTAGGCGGTCAATATAATAAAAATAGTATAAAGCAAGTCAGTAATGTTA